GAGCTATCAGCAACGCGACGGAGGTGGAAGTTCTTCCCCACCGACATCGTCGAGCCAAGACATAAGCTTATTATCGTCTAGGTCGCGAGAATCTTATATACAATCCAGAGGGTTACGCCTACAGGCGACTCACCGTGATGACTTTAGTCACCACCGTCTGGTAGATTCTTTAAGCGACGAAGATTCATTATCCTATGAATTAGACATCGAAGAGTGTCACCGGTTCTTGTTCAGACCGGCTTAAATCCGTTATTAACTTCGTTGTTTGTAGTCAAGAGGTTCGATACCCTATTGATACGAGTACGGCATTCGCCTGCGTATCGAGTAATCGATTTAACATTCTACAAAGCGCGTTATAACCCAGATCGGGCCCTTTAAGCAGGCGAGATCACTAACTGAGCACAATTACCGAGAACTAATAAAGTTCCGGCAGCTCCAATTAAGGTCAATTCGACTTGGAACGTAGTGGTACCCGAACATAAAACAACACCCTCTAATGAAAGGGTTTGTAATGTCGGACCATTAATTATGGCAGACTCCGAAATTATCGGATTAGCCAAGGGCGCCCCGTTAACATATAACTGGAGAGACGCATTAAAGTTCTCATTAGCCGAATCGGAGACAGTGACTTGTGAATATACCCTATAGGCACCCGTAGGTGGCGTAAAGACGCCCCCAGCTGCGATACCTATACTTAAGGGATCATAAACAAGATCATTCCAATGTACAGCGGCAGATACATTTGTTGTAAATGCCTGATTAACACTCTGCGTGTATAAAGAGGTGGCTGATGGACTTATGGGTGCCGTACCAATGGTACTCGAGGACTGTGGAACAAAGAACTCCACATCATAATCGACCCACAACTTACCAATTGCGGAATTACCCGCTTCCTCTACTGTACAGAGGTAGAAATTCGCGACATCATATGTTTTAATGTCGTTAAGGCCTACGGAACCCGTTCTTGTGAACTTCTTGGGTCCGAGTGCATGCATAGATGCTGGAGATAAAAGACAACAAATGTCCTTCCACGGTACATCTTCCGCTACGTCCTGATATGTGGACGCCTGAGCTTCTGAAGCTGGCGGAGGATCCGACGCATCATAATCCGGTGCTAATAACACTGAACCAACAGTAGTGCTGGCAGTACGAGTAATATACTCAAAATTCAACTTTGTGAACCTATACTGCTCCCACTGAGCGGCTTGCTGTGCCAACCAAGGAAAGGTTGCCGCAATGCCAGGATTACAGGCTAACCTAATAGCTGTAAACGCAGTGGATCCATTAACTGTTTGTATTAATTCGCGGTGCGATATACGCATCCCACGAACAACACGTGTTATTCTAGGAGCTCGCAACCTCTGTTGGCGAGCTTGTGCTACCGGTGCAGACACAGAGTTCTGGCCACCGAAATTCCTATTCTGCTTCGATCCAACGATCGTCGATTTAGGAGCCTGCTGCACAGCAGGATTTCGCCCATTACGGGCACCACGCCTCCCTTTGCCTCGCGAAGGTGTGGCCTTATTAGTGTTGACACTATTCTTCATCCAAATATTGGTTCCACCAGGATGATAGGTGGACTGTTCATCCTAGATAACTTCCCATACGGAAGCTCATCTGTGCAGTCTCTCGACACTACGTGCGGAATTATTCTAATGCACTTGGTACGTAAATGTTTACATCACACACGGGTTTAAACCCTATGTAGAAAACGTTTTAGATGATTTAATACCTAGAACCCAATAGCAGTTTAACGACTTGCATGGTCGATAATTCCCATAACTCGATCACCCTTACGGGCAAGACCGAAATTAGTGAGACTCTACCCAGGATTGCTCTTAATTAAAGAGACTATGAACAAACATAGAACCTGACCTCGAGTATCTCACCACATATTAGGAACTATATGAAGAGGAACGTCGTGAGGCTTGAAACAAAGCTCAGATGGACGACCTATATAGTCAACTAATAAACCGATCTAGGGTCTCTCCCCTAGACCTTCAATATTACGTGATTTGGATTAAGCCCATATGGCTTAACTCCTATACGGTAATAGTATTTATGCAACATTGTACGGTTAGTAACGATAAACTCCATAAGGGGATCAGTTTCATGAAACTGCTTAACCCAAGGAGATGATCTAATGGATGAGATTTCTTCAAGAGGATATCCCTGAGATGGGCTTGGACCATAATGTCCAGACGCACCAATACTCGAAAGGGCATAGGCAACACGCCTATCCATCTTAGAAGTCTTATACTTCCAACCCGGTGGGGGAAGAACCCCCATACCGCCAGAAGTCAAAGGCGCGAATAAATTTCTACAATAAGTAGAACATCGCGAACCATTAGATCTCATACGACCAGTACATTCTTTTCGAATTGCATCTTTATGAATGGACAAATACTTCGATAGTATATCTCTAGCCTTACCCGGAAGACATCCTTGTAACATACAATTTATGTTAGTGACATAGCCACTTGATGGATCTTGTCCCATATGGGCCTTAGCTAAAAGATAACTACCTTCTTGAAACACACAATCAAAGACCTCACGGCCAGTGTGTTCAACCTGTTCACATATTATATTATTCCCTCCGTAATTACGATTTTGCACCTTATGCTGACCAAAGAAAAGGCCAGTATTTAAATAGTCGATCTGCCATGGTGTAGCAGACTCACTACAAATTTTATAATGTGCACTAACCGAATTAATATTCGCATATTCAGAATGATGATATGCTTTTCCAACCGACATTTCCAAACCAACCTTCGCAGCCACATCAACATGATGGTCCCATAAAGAGAGGTTTGCCGAGTATAACATATCGTCACCGTTAATCAAAACATGATTAAGGCGATCATGATCAACCCAGCCACGCTGCGCTAACTGTGTAACTTTAAGATACACCCCCAAATTGGCTAAACACAATATCGGAAAAGATAATATAGATCCCATTAACTGGCCATTCTGCTGCATACCTCTGAAGACTTTCTCGCTGGGTTTACCAGCAACTGGATAGTGAAGAGCATGAGGTCCTAGGACCTCAAGCGCCATATCCTTTAAATATTGAGGGAGATCACCGATAACGTATCGGAGAATCCGTCCCGCATATTTCCATGAAAGCCCGTCGGTAGCAGCCGAATAATCTATAGAAAACCATTGATCCCATGGATCAGAACGTTCTCTAAGATCTATTAAATCTGTTGGAGAGAATGGACGACCAATTAAACGAAAGCAACATAAATGCTTCATAGCAGTATGCATAGCTTTCTGTAAGGGCTTACAACTATAATAAGGCAAAGCTTCTCCCTTGGAGATTACACGAACTTTCATTGGTTCGAGCACAGCCTGAATTGTACAGCTTCTTGATCGTCTATCAAGTATATATGAATGGTATTTAAGAGATTGCCATTCTTCAACACCGTAATCAACTCTAATCTCGGTGACAACATTCCGCCTAATGCCAAAGGCCGTATGAACAACTGTATCGAAACGCATCCCAAATAATTCTTTTGTGGGATCATATTGCGTAATCGGTCTACCTTTGTCATCACGGCGGCTAAGGCCGCATATCGTTTCCAAATGGAACTGTTGTCCCCCGGCTCCTCTAGTATTCTCGAAACAAGCATTTGATGATGGAGAAAATGACGTGAAATCATCGTCAGAATTCAGTATATCTTTACTGACTTCCTCCCGTACGCGTTTCAATACGCGTTCGAATGTTGGATCCTGGAATATCTCGTCTATTACGAGATCATCCCCCGGATCACATCGACTTAAGCTTTCGAGATGCTTCTTATACGTAGAGTCGACAAAATCGGAAGAAACCGGTAAGGTCGATCTTTTAGCTTGGAGCCAGGAATACCAAAGATGAGTATTCTTTCTGTTAAAACATACAATACGTTGTTTTAACCATCTACGTAATTTACCTGTAGCCTGGAATTTAACATCAGGCACAGGAGGTGATTCGTTTTTAAGGTACTTCGAGAGAGGGTAGGTCAGGAGATATTTCGATCTCTTAAGCCACACCGTCTCGTCAGAAGATGTATCTAAATGTGCATGTACTTGAGCAGAAAGCTCAGCACGGATGACGTTGGACGCATTATGATGCTCCAAAACTAAGTCTAATCCACGAATCAATGCATTTGTACGATCGGGGAGAGATATAATCTCTTCCTCTTTGACTGGATCGTACCCGTCAATCAAAGAGGCCGGGGTAACACCCCCGGTCTTGTTTGAAGTATTATGTGATAAACTCATATAATAAATTAGCGAGTTCTTTTGAGAACACTTCGGTCGAGTCTTTGTATAGATTGATAG